CGCTGACAGGTTCTTGTCCTTCTTCATCTGCTTCTCCAAATAATTCAGGGTAGCCGTCAGTAACTCGTTTCCTAAATTGTAAAAAAAAACCGATGCTGCTATACAAACATCCAAAGGAGCAAACTGCATCAGCTCTTGATGGTCTTTACTTGGTTTGTACTCGTGGAGTTCGTACTTGTCTTTGATTCGTGTTTTGATAGGTCGGTACATCACCGCCATAGCCTTGTTATAAGTCTCCCAACTCTGCAAGTGATTCTCCAAGTCTACATATTCACCGAAAGAAATCTCCTCAAGGTTAGGTATAAATCCAAATTCAACACCACCTATTTTAAATGTCTGCTGAAATGCAGGAGACTGACTGAACAATTCAGTAAAGTGCTGCACCATTTCGTTAAGTGATGTCATTTTAATCTTGGCTACGTCCGTTAATCGGATGCCGCAGAAAATCTCAATCATCTTTTGAGCGATGAACTCGTCATCATTAGAACCTTTCTGCACGTTCAAGAAGTCCACATAGTGTTTAAGTGGGATCTCGTTGAGTGATGTAGGTACTTTTACTTGGATTTCCATAATTGTATAACGTTAATTAGTCGTTTTTGTATTCTTGAGCAAGGACATAAGAGTACGCTTGTGCTAACATTTGAGCGTGTTTACGCATTGAGAACACATCGTCAAAGACAATATGCACTTTCTTGCCAGTTCGTTTGTAGATATATTCCTCAACGATTGCCTTCATACGAGGCAGCTCATCGGATTGCGTATTGTCCATAGTTTGAATTTAAGCCGAGATTCTCCATCTCGTGGTATCGAAGTGCATCTATAGCGTGGTCGTTGCCTCCTGCGGGCTTATTTAGCCTTACTCCGTGTTTGTCTACATCCCAACAATAGGAGCGAAGTTCTTTGATTAAGTTTGTGCTTTGCTTGGTGACTAAATACTCTTGTCTCTGCATTACGTCAATTCCGTAGATGATTGAATCCTTTCCTTTGGTTACTCCTTTAATCGTCTTTCCATAGCGTCTAATTTCGTCAATGGATTTAGGCTCACTTGAATCAGCGTAGATAGTAACGGCAGACGGCAGTATTTTAGCAATGTCGGAGTTGAGCATTCCTGTGCGGTAAACAAGTTCGTTTACTATTCGTTTTCCGTTCCAATTATACACCTCAATTGCAGAGGTAGGGTCATTCGTGTATCCAAAGTCAAGTCCTATCCCTATGAGTCGTGCGTCATCAGGTAGCTTGTCAATCTCTTTCCAATTGCCGAACACAACACCCTCAAGCATACCCACCTCACCGAGTCCGTAAACCCTCCACCAATTCGCCCAATAGTTAGACGTAACCGCCTTGTCACGATTCTTTTCAATTTGTCGGACAATACTCTCATCAAGTGCCTCGTTGTCTTTGTATGTAAGGATGATGAAATCTGCGTCAGGTTCGTCTTTTAGTTCGGTGTGTACCCAAAACTCATTGGCAGGGTTGAAGTCAAGGTAAATCTCTTTCTTTGTACGGATGGAAAGCTCAAGGTAAGCGTCAAAGGTTACGTTGTTGCACTCGTTAATGTACAAGACGTCTCTCCTTGCTCCACGTAGTTTAGATGCGTTATCAGCAGAGAAGAACTCCATCGTACTGCCGTTAGCAAATTCGTATCTTAATAGGGTTGCATTGAATCGGTCTTCTACAAACCTACCAGTCCACCGCATAATCTTTAAAAAGTCTTTCAGCGCACCTCTTCGAAGGTGTGGTATAGTCTCCGCAACTACTGATACCTCTAATCCTTTTTCACGAGCGCACTTATCTATCAGCACAGGCAAGATCCCAAATGTCTTTCCCGCACTCGTACCTCCTTGAATTATCTTAACTCTCTTGTTAAGTTCGTAGATTTTACGAATTGCCGTTGTTACCTGAAACATTAAAGTTAAATAGTGGTTGCTCGGTGACGATTGTGTTCTCGGTCTTCTCCGTTAGTCCGTTTAAACGTGCCGTTAAGTTAGCATTGTACTGCCCTACCAAGCCTCCGTTGATTTGGTCTTGACGGATTTCTCGCTTTATATGTGTAGAGATGGGACAAAATTCTTCGTAAGCTCCTTCAGTATTCTTTATGTAATGATGAACGGTAAGGTCAAACTTATTAAAGCAATAGACTTCGAAGCCTTCCATTGTGAGAGGACATTCGAGAGGTTCTGCAACCATATCACCTGTCCTTTGGTTTAGGGTGTATTTGTATCTTGGGTTTTCTTTTACCCATAGTTTGTAGCTTTTGAATAGCTCTAAAAGATGTTCAGGGCTATCTATCTTTCTTGGTCTTCCTACTTTTGCCATTATTTATTTCGTGTTTTGTTAGTTGTATCATACATTGTGAGTGCCTTACTCCTAAATCAGGGAACTCTTTTACCATTGAGTCATCTGCTATGCATCTTTGCAGAAACTCTATTGGTAGTTCTTTAGGTAGCGGAGTTATTGTAGGCATCTTTTACTTTCTTGAAGTGGTCTAAAAATTCGTCTTCGGTTATTTCTTCTAAACACATCAGTCCATTTGCATCGGTGAAGTATTCGATGAGGTGGTGTCCGTCTTTTCGTATCCTCTCCGATATTCCGTGAGCATACTCAATCAGGTCTCTTCCGTAGTCTAAAAGATAGTATCTCATTTGTATTCTGCGTAGACCTTTTTCATTTTGTCAATAATCTCCATCCAACAAGTTGCACAAGAAGTAGGCTCTCTGCTGATTCCAAAGATACGGTTGTAAATCTTTAAGATTGCGTCTTGCTCGCTTGGTTTCAAAGTGTCCTTGTACAAAACATTTGTTTCGCTTAAATAGTTGTATTCGTCTTCGAGTAGACACTTTGGGTTGCGGTAAGGAAATAACTCATTGAGCTTCTTCTTACGCTCTTCGCATCCGCAGTCTTCACCTGCTACAAATTCTACTAACTTTTTGATACCTGTGGCCTCCGTGATTTGTTCGATTGTATCACCTAAACCTGTTGCTTTTCTTTTTGCCATAATTATATTAATTCAAATTCTTCGTTTAAAAAGTCGGTATAATCATCGCCTACCGATTGACGTATTTTTTCTTTGCAGGATTTTATAGTTAGGAAAATAGACTTTAAACTGATACCTGTTTCATCTGCTATTTGACGCATTGGTTTTCTTTCGTCTTTGTATATCTTCCACAACTTTTGGTCGTACCAGTTCCAACTTTTAATCTCCCATTCTATTCTCTCGTAGATTCTTTCTAATGATTCGTGTTTTGCTATGACTGGTTCTTCATAAGATAAATCATAAACATCGTTTAAATCTAACCTATCCATCTTCTGCTTTCTGATGTGGTCAATGTAAACACTTCGCAACGTCAACCACATATGCCCTCTATTAATATCATCTCCTACAATCTTGTCTATATGATTTAAACGTAATATGCGGAGGTATGTTTCCTGTACGATGTCTTCAGCAAGAAACTCGTCACCAAATGTGCGGACTACTGATAGCCATTCTTTGTGGTGTTTTGCTAATGTAGTAATCTTGTCCATTGGTTAAATTCTAAACAAATATAAGACTATATTTTAATCAAACAAGTTGCACGCAAAAAAAGCCACCTGTTAAAGTGGCTCTAATCCGTTTAAATATACCTCTCGGCTAACGTAGTTATCTAACTTGTGAAGTGTTGACAAGGTGACGTCTTTGCCTTTGAGGAAGTTGTTTACTTGGAAGTGATGCATCTTGTATCCTAATAGCTTAATGTCCTCTACGATTTGGTTTCGTGTTCGGGTAAGTAGGAGTTTGTGTATCTGCTTCCGTAGGTCTTCGTCATTGATGTACATATCAGAATGGTAGGTCATCGTCAATACTATCTCCAATTGGCGCACGTTCAACTGGTGCTACATACGGCTCGCTAAATGCAGCGGAGAAGAAACTTCCGTTTTTGCCTTGCTTTACCCATAGAGCTACTTCCATCTCTTTGCCGTTTACGTTTACCTTTCCTTTGTAGTCGGGTTGTTTGTCGCTCGTCTTTTTGTCGTTCTTAAAGATTGCTCCTGTGTTTGTTTTGTTTTCCATTATAAATTATAAATTAAATTGATTACTAAAATAATTGCTACTGCCGTTACAAGTAGCATTGTGCAGATTGCTGCGAGGTATTCTTTTTCAGGACTCATAGGTTTAAATTATCTTCGTTTATTAATTCGCGCAGTTTATCTCTCCAATAGTCGGTTACTTCCATTTCTGCTTCAGTTGCCTCTCGGTTTTTGATGTATCCGTGTTTAACTACCGAGCGCATTTCTTGGTCAAGTTCGTGACAAATGTCTTTCCATTTCCACGCATTAATTGCGTCTTGTAGCTCATCCCTTTCATCGTGGTCAAAGTGTAGTGTTGCTTTCATTGTCTTGTTGTTTAGTTTAAAAAAAGCCTTTTTTCTCGGAAGGCTAACCTATCTCCCTACGTTGAGAACCGCAGCCAATGCACGGCAGTCTACGTTCAACTCGTCAGTTGCATCTCTCGTTTACATTTCGTGTTTAGATATGTGGCAATTTTTACCCCTTATCCTTTTCCATATTGCTCAACTGAATTAACGCAGCTTTTTGCTTCTTTTTGTATTCGTCTTTTAGTCGCTCGCAGTACAAAGCTGCATCTAACATCTCCTCCTGTAAGTGCGTAACCCAGTCAATGAAGTCTAAATCAGTTCGTGTTAGCATAGTGCCGTACTTCTCTATTCCTCGTTGT